CGCTTAATCTATAGAAGTAACCGACCGATATACCTGTAAGGTATATCGATGATGTTTGTTTTTACTGCGCTACTAACACATGGCTGTTGGCGATATAACCGTTGGTCGTGCTGTATGAACGCACAGGGTCTATATCTATTTGATACATGATGGTGGTCCACTCCTCGAAGGTTTGACGGTGGTAGGACTCCAGATCAGCGTCGTAGGTTCGTTCTAGATTTTGATATGTGCTGAAGAACGTACTACTTAAGTAGTCTTTGTGGTCGTTGAACCACTCCACGAAGTTCTCGTCTCGTGGTTCACGCTCGAAGTTAAATTCAACTTGGTTCATGACATACCCCACTTGCCAGACGATGCTAGCTCGTTGTAGTTCCAAGGCTTATTATCATCATTACTATTAGTACAGCTAATATCATCACACAAAGCTACAAGATCATAGTTCGTGTAATCCAATGCTGTCGTATGACGCTCGGACGCTAACATATCCCAGTGATCTACGTTTAAGTTAATCGATTGGAAATTATTCATGGCTTATTCCTCCTACGGAATAGTAGTAATACTAATATTAACACGGCACACATAATTGTGTACTTATAGAAGAAACCGACCGATGAACGCGTAGCGTGAGTCGATTTCCATGGTTAGTGGACATAGTGTCCGATATTCGTGATTTATGGTTCACGTTTAGCTCTATATTCTTGTTGTGTGTAATGAACTACCCAATGTGTGTAATGTGTGTGTAGCAATGTGTGTAATGGTTTAGAGGGTATAAAGTGAGGAAACACGGGGGCTGTAGAGATGTGTGTAATGTGTGTAATGGATTTCAAATTGAATTTCCTTTTACAAAATAAAACAGTGTTTGAAACAAGTTCTAATATGAACTCAGAAACCGTTACACACATTACACACATTACACACATTGGTGTAAGTCATTGATATACATAGATAAGTTGTGTGTAATGGTCTCGAAATAAACATTACACACATTTTCCGTCCATTACACACATTGCTGTGCGGGCGCGCGAGGCACGAGCCGCGGACCGTGGAGCGCGATTCATGATTCGTTCAGTCTTTTTCATGGGTTTTCTCCGACCGCTGTTCATGATTCATGAGGAGTTGGGCGAGGCCGGAGCCTCCGCTGAGTACTATGATGAGCGTGAATACTAAGAACGTTCCTATAAACATGATGCGTATCCTTATAGTTTGTTGGAGTGATGGTGATAGGCCAGGCGACGTGCATCGTCATGGCTGAAGCCCATGCGCGTGTACTCCGAATAGCGATCGGCAAGCTCTTGAGCGTGGTTCGTGCGTCGTGGAGCGCGGTTAAAGGTCGTGGTCCGTGGTTCACGGGTATATTCGTCGTAGGCTTTGGAATATCTCATTACTTATTCCTCATGTTGGCGTGGGCTTCAAAGGCATATTTGTAGCTGAGGTGAGCGAGGCGTGCTGCCTCGGCTCTGCGGCGGCGTTCGATGACTATGTAGACCGGGATGAGTGCCAGTCCCGCGAACGGGACAGCCGTGCTTAGCAGAAAGGCGCCAATGCACCAGGTGATGAGGTGGGGATGATTCTTGTTCATACCAGTACTCCTTCTTCAGCGGCAGAGACTAAGACGTCTGGGTCAATGATGTCTTCAACGAGGTAGGCTGTTACTGCGACTATGAGTATTTCTTCCCAGTTGTTTTTAACAAACGTGGTGACCTTGGTGTAAGTCTTTTTGTTGGCGAACGTGTTGGCTGCGAGCATTGCTTTTGATTTGAAGTTCATGATGATCTCTCTTAGTAGTACTAACTCTTATGAGCTAGTTTCATTATTGATACCGACCGGTTTCGACGTAGGAGAAAACGCATAGGGGTCCCTGGCCGTGAATCGCGAACAAGGTTCCATGAATACGATTCGGGGAAGGGGGTGGTCTGTAGTCTCGGGGGGGAGATAGTCCATGAGAGATATAAACGTACTTTTTATATTTTTTTTCTGAAAAAAATCACCCAAAAATATTAGGTATGCTAATATGCATTATGGCACCCCCCCTTATAAAATGCGCAGCATGTCACCAACTGTTACCGCCCAACTCAGTTAAATCAGGTAGAAAAACATGCCCCTCTTGTAAACAAAAGAAAGAGCAGATCCGCATATCTGCGTCCTATGAAAACTACCTACGGAACCTCTTCTCCCAGAGTAAATCTAACGCACGCTCTGGCAAGCGCGGAGCAGACTACGTATGGGACCTGACACCCGAGGACTTTATAGCCTTGTGGGAGGCGCAAAAGGGGAGGTGCGCAATTTCAGGGGTGTTCCTGACTCACCACAAAGACGGCTCAGGATGGAAAGACTGTAACGCCTCAATAGATCGTATCAATGGGAAAAAAGGTTATACCGTCGCCAACACGCAGCTCGTCTGCTATCGGATAAACATCATGAAACATACCCTATCTGAAGACATGTTTTATTGGTGGGTGAAGACTATTAACGATTCTTCTTGTGATTAAATATTAGCTCAGCTAATATACTATATGAGTACAATAGAAGTAGTAGCTATCTCCGGTTTAGACGCCGCGATCCTCGGGTCCGCAGTTATTAATGGACGCGAAGTTCTTGCTTACGACTTTGATAAAGCTATAGAAATTATCTTGGCATGCGGGCATACCGAAGAGTATGCCTATGACTATTTAACAGAGATGTCTGAGGAAAAAGTCAAGGGCGGCCCTGTATTTGTATATCTAGATAACGACGACGAGTTCTATGGATCAGCAACCCCAGCAGGGTCAACCGTCCACTGACATAGTCAGTGAGCACACCGAATTCCAATCGCATATGCCCTACATGGGCATAAGCCGTGGATCATTAACCATGCAGCAAGAAAAGCTGGTCTCGCTCATCTCTTCGGGGATGACGACTGCAGCTGCTGGACGTGGTGCTGGTTACTCCTGCCCCCAGGCGGCTTACGCCGCTGCAAAAGTTCCCGAAGTACAAAAAGCGATTGAGTATTTCCGCCAGGAGATGCGTGAAGAGGTGCGGTTCTCCAATCAGCACGCTCACATGATGTATATGGAAGCCTATAACTCCTCGGCAAACGCCACTGAAATGAAGAACACCACCGATTCGTTGGTCAAGCTGCACGGTTTGGCTGCACCTGAGAACGCTACACAAGTAAACATCAACATCAACGGCACTAAGCAGTTGGAGCGCATGAGTGACGAAGACTTGTTGAAGATTGCGGGTAAAGACATTGACTACCTAGAACCTAAGAGCGATTGATTATGACTAAGACTGTTTATAAGCAGACAAAGGCGATTGCGCGAAACGCCGCAGTATCAGGCAAACCTGGTGGCAAGAAGATCTCCACAACTAAAATTACAGGTACGCCTGTTAAAAGGAAAAAGTCGAAAGGCGATGCGCCAAAAGCTAAGCCCAAGAAAAAGTACGGCTACTAGTATGGACTGTTGGACGTGTAAGACAGAGCTTATATGGGGCGGAGACCACGATTGTGAAAATTGCGAAGAGTACGTCATGGTGTCCAACTTTAGCTGTCCAACATGCCAAGCGCACGTCGAGTTTTACGTACCAAGAGAGTTAGATGACTGAAGTTAATAAGGTCGAATGCATACGCTGTAAAGCGACGCATCCAGAGACACTCTACTCTGGAGACGACCGACTCTGTGTCTATTGTAAAGCGGAGATCGCGGAGCAGGGGCCGTTACCCGCGATCCCCGAACCGGTGCCCACCAAAGCGGAATCGGTAGAGGAGAAGGCGCGCGCGGAACTTGCTCTACGGTTCCTGACGCGTAAACGCCTATTACCCTTTGTAGAAAGGTTTAACCCTGACTACTCAGCGGGGTGGGTACATAAAGATATTTGTAATCGCCTAGAGGAGTTCTCACGAGATGTTGCTGATAAGAAGTCTCCGAGACTTATGCTATTTATGCCACCACGACACGGTAAAAGTACGCTTGCATCAGTGGCGTTCCCAGCGTGGCACCTCGGACGGCACCCCCAGCACGAGTTTATCAGCTGTTCTTACTCTGGCTCTCTCGCTATGGGCTTCTCGCGTAAGGTACGTGGCCTGCTGCGTGAAGAGGGATATAAGTCAGCTTTTAAGACTCGTCTCGATCCACAGTCGCAGTCTGCTGAAGCATGGCTTACTACTTCTGGCGGCGGTTATGTCGCTGCCGGTGTTGGTGGCGGTATTACTGGCAAGGGTGCTCATATCCTTGTCATTGATGATCCGGTAAAAAACAGAGATGACGCCGAATCAGCGAACGCCCGCGAGAGCGCCTGGGACTGGTATACAAGTACGGCATACACGCGTCTTGCGCCTGGTGGCGGTGTGCTGGTTATCCTTACTCGCTGGCATGATGATGATCTTGCAGGACGGTTACTTAAAGCAGCAGCAGATAAAGGTGAACAGTGGGAAGTTGTTAACTACCCCGCCCGAGCAGAAGTCGATGAGAAGTTTAGAAACCAAGGGGAAGCGCTCCACAGAGAGCGATATGACGAAGCAGCCCTAGAAAGAATCGAGCGTGCGGTAGGCCCACGAGATTGGTCTGCCCTATATCAGCAAAACCCTGTTGCTGATGACGGTGATTACTTCACCCGAGACATGATTTCCTACTACGACTCTGACGATATAGACCATGACCGAATGCGGTTCTACTGCGCGTGGGATTTGGCTATCGGCAAGAACGATAGAAACGATTACACCGTGGGTATTGTGGTGGGCGTCGATGAACAAGATGCGCTGTACGTCGTGGACATGGTCCGCGGACGGTTTGACGGCTTTGAACTAGTCGAGCAGATACTCGACATGTATGAGCTGTGGAAGCCGTCAATTATAGGCATTGAGAAAGGGCACATCGAGATGGCTCTCGGGCCGTTCCTCGAGAAGCGCGTACGTGAGCGCGGCTTGTACGAAGCATATTTTAAAGATCTTAAGACGGGCCGCAGGGATAAAGAAGCGCGGGCCAGAGCGATCCAAGGACGAATGCAGCAGGGCATGGTACATCTGCCCAAAGAGGAACAATTTACGGGCCCGCTGGTAGCAGAGTTATTGCGCTTCCCGAATGGGGTACACGACGATCAGGTAGACGCCTTGGCTTGGATAGGTCTCATGATGACGGAGTTCAGCACCTTTGTTGAGCGCGTTGAGCATGTCCCGACCTGGCGAGACAAGCTCCCTGGATTACTTAAAGGCGAGAAAACCAAATCATCCATGAGCGCATAACAATGACAAAGAAGAAGATCAGTCCTGCGAAGGAAGAAGAAATCACCCGCACCCAGTGGGCTCGATACGAGCGCGCGCGGGACAACGGGCACCTCGATTATGTCGAAATGGCACACAAGTGCGATGAGTACTATCGCGGAGACCAGTGGGACTACGATGATCAGGCTGCTCTAGAGGCCGAAGGTCGCCCCGCACTTACTATTAATACTATTCTTCCGACAGTGAACACCATCTTGGGTGAGCAGTCGACGCGCAGAGCTGACATTCAGTTTAAACCGCGACGTGGTGGCGACGAAGAAGTGGCCCACACCCTGACTAAGTTGTACATGCAGATATCCGACAACAACAAGTTAGATTGGGTTGAGCAGCAGGTCTTCAGCGATGGCTTGATCATGGACGGTAGGGGCTATTTTGATGTCCGTATGGACTTTAATGACCATGTTGAAGGCGAAGTACGGATCACGGCCAAAGACCCGCTGGACATACTAATCGATCCAGACGCCAAAGATGCAGACCCTAAAACATGGAACGAAGTGTTCGAGTCTAAGTGGATGACGTTGGATGAAATCGAAGAGCTTTACGGTAAGGACAAAGCCGACCGGCTGCTGTTTGTAGCTGAGAACGGTATGTCGTTCGGACCAGATTCTGTCGAGTACCAAGAGACGCGGTTCGGTAATACGGAAACAAACGACGACTATTTCGGAGCCGGCGTCCCTGGCGATGAGGAATATCGCAACGTCAAAGCGCTGCGGGTTGTCGAGCGCCAACACAAGAAGATCGCCCGTTCGCAATTCTTTGTCGACCCCGACACAGGTGACCAGCGGCAAGCACCCGACGAATGGAGCGAGGCTAAGAATAAAAAGTTCGCCAAGCAGTATAATCTTACGCTTATTAGCAAGGTTATGAGGAAGATCCGCTGGACAGTAACCTGCGACAAAGTAGTGCTGCACGATGCTTGGTCCCCCTATAACCAGTTTACGATCGTACCGTTCTTCTGTTACTTCCGACGCGGTCGACCGTTCGGCGTTGTCCGTAACCTGCTATCTCCACAGGAGCAGCTGAACAAAATTGCGTCTCAAGAATTGCACATAGTTAATACCACAGCTAATAGTGGGTGGATGGTTGAGGCTGGATCATTGGTTGGCATGACTGCGGACGACTTAGAGGAGCACGGAGCGGAGACGGGTCTCGTACTTGAATATGCACGCGGCACTAACCCCCCAAGCAAGATCCAACCGAACCAGATACCGACCGGCCTAGATCGCATTGCGCAGAAAGCCGCGTTGAACATAAAGACGATATCCGGCGTTAATGATTCGATGCTCGGCACGGACAGTGCTGAAGTATCAGGTATCGCGATCCAAGCTAAACAGAACCGCGGCGCGATCATGATCCAAGTACCTTTGGATAACTTGCGTAAATCTCGCCAGTACCTTGCTGAAAGCGTTCTTAACCTAGTGCAGACTTTCTATACAGAGCAGCGCGTGATCCAAGTGACTAACGAAGCTGATCCGCTCAAGCCCCGCGAAGAGATGGTCATTAACCAAGAGACTCCTGAAGGGCGTGTAGTTAACGACCTTACTATCGGCGAGTACGACGTTATTGTCGCCACAGCACCCGCGCGAGACAGCTTCGATGAGATCCAGTTTGCAGAGGCCCTTAACCTTCGTCAGGCAGGCGTTGTCATTCCAGACGATGCGATCATTGAGTACAGCCACCTAGCTAGAAAAGGTGAGCTCGCTAAGCGTATCCGCCAGATGACTGGCCAAGAGCCGCCTACTCCAGAGCAGCAAGAAGCGATGGCACAGCAGCAGCAGATACAAATGCAGCAGTTGCAGCTCGAGATTGCCAAGCAGGATGCGGAAGTTAAGAAGTTACAGTCTGAAGTCGCACTGAACATCGCGAAAACGCAAGACGCGACTGACGTCGACCCACAGATCCGTATGGCAGAGATACAGGCCAAGCTCGAGATCAATGAGCAGCAGCTCGCGTTACGACGTGAGCTAGCCTCGCTTAATAACACTACAAAAGAGACCCAATCCCAAACCAATGCTGCGACCAAGCTGGCCACCGCAGCATTCCAAAACACCAACAGGAGTTCTTAAATGAGCGAAGATACGAAAGAAGACACTACAACTATGTTTGATGTTATGCCTGGCGCGGACATCCCCGACGAAGATTCCCAGCAGACGCTTGACTTGAGCTTTACCGAGGAAGAATTGGTGCCAGAAAGTGTAGAAGAAGAGCAAGAATTGGTGCCAGAAAGTGTAGAAGAAGAGCAAGAATTGGTGCCAGAAAGTGCTGAGGAAGAAGCTGAGGAAGAAGCCGAGGAAGAAGCCGAGGAAGAAGCGCCTGTAACGAAGGAAAAAACCTCAAAGAAGCCGATGGTGCCCAAGGCCAGACTCGATGAAGTGCTCGCTAAACAGAAAGCGCTGCAAAAGCAGCTCGATGAAGCAAATGCAGCTAATGTTAAAAACGAAGAAGCGCCTGAGACCTACGATTTTGATGCAAAAGAAGTCGAATATCAGAATATGGTGCTGGATGGCGAGTCGGCCAAAGCAGTTGCCCTGCGCAGAGAGATTAGAAAGGCAGAACGTGCCGAGCTAGAGTTCGAAATGCGCCAAGAAATGTCTCAGACAGTCAACCAAGACCGCCAGCAGACCGCTCTTCAGCAAGCCGCAAACGCTACGGAAGAAGCGTACCCTGTCTTCGATCGAAACTCGGAGGATTTCAACGAAGAGATGACTAATGAAGTCGTTGAACTGCGCGATGCTTTCATGATGAAAGGCTACGAAGGCGTGGAGGCCCTGTCAAAAGCTGTTCGATACGTTGTAAAAGACCACGATTTGGGAGAAGCCGACCAAGAAGCGCCAAGTTTGGCCGGAAAGGCCCAAAAAACAGACGAACTGGCCAAAAAGCGGGCCACTGTTAGTCGAAAGCTGAAGGCTGCGGATTCGCAACCACCCGAATTGCCAGGTGAAAGCTCGGCGATGCATGGCGAGAAGACGTCTAACCTGTCCGACATGACTGAAGAGGAGTTTGCGGCGTTGCCGGAAGCAACTTTGAAGCGTATGCGCGGCGATATTCTTTAACGAGGTAGGTATGCCAGTAGAAAAAGACCCACGACTAGCCCGAGCAGGAGTCTCGGGCTTTAATAAGCCAAAGCGGACGCCTAGCCACGCAAAAAAATCACATGTTGTCGTGGCGAAAGAGGGCGATAAGGTAAAAACCATCCGGTTTGGAGAGCAAGGAGCGTCTACTGCGGGAGCCCCAAAGTCTGGGGAGTCTGACAAGATGAAGGCCAAGCGTAAAAGCTTCAAAGCCCGACATGGTAAGAACATTTCAAAGGGAAAGATGTCGGCGGCATACTGGGCTGACAAGGTAAAGTGGTGATTGATGAAGACTCGCATCCACGTTAATCAGCACAACATACGCGCTAACAGCAAGGGTGCAGCCGAGCCAGTGTTAACGGTTAAAGACTATAAAAACAACCGTAAAGTTAATAGGGCAGAAATAGTTTCTGCTGATGGCGAGGTAGTGGCTACTGTTGTGTACAGTCCAGATAAGCCCCTCTCATGTGGGGCCAAAGTCTGGATCGAAACTGATCTTGAGGTAACTGTGTAATGGCTAGAAGCAGCTAGTTTTTGCGCTCGTCGTGTCTGTCGACCCCGACATCACACTAATACATACTTAGGTGTTGCATTATAATATTAGCTGTACTAATATTACAATACGTCCATTACAACGATATGTGATCGCCCCGTAGGCGTTAAAACCGTAACTCGTCGCCTGTATAGGCGTTAAACCTGCCGAGGACGCCCCTCGTTAATCAACGCTAAACGTTCTTCTACACGATAGTGGAAAAACGGATTAGCCGCTCCTAAAGCCGGCTACTGATATTAGTGGTACTAATACCGCTAGTAATTTATCTTACTTTATTTGGAGCCTCTCATGGCCTTAACAAATTTCGGTACGCTTTCGGGCGACCAACTCCAAGCGTGGAGCCGCGACTTCTGGAAAGTAGCTCGCAACCAATCTTTCATCAACCAGTTCGCTGGTAGCGGTTCAAATGCAATGGTTCAGCGTATTACTGAACTGACTAAGAACAACAAAGGTACTAAAGCTAACATTACTTTGCTAGCTGACATGACCGGCGACGGTATTACTGGTGACTTTACTCTGGAAGGCAACGAAGAAGCCTTGCGCGCGTATGACATCAGCATCGAGCTGGATCAGTTGCGTTTCGCAAACCGTATCGCTGGCCGTATGACCGACCAGAAAACTGTTGTTAACTTCCGTGAGCAGTCTCGCGATGCACTTGCTTATGCAATGGCTGACCGTTGTGACCAGCTTGCTTTCTTGACCCTCTCTGGTGTTGCGTACACGACTAAAAACAACGGTGGCTTACGCACTGTAGTTGGCGGCGCTGTAAACGGCCAAGAGCTTGTCGATCTAGAGTTTGCTTCTGACGTATCTGCTCCTACCTCAGCTCGTCACCGTCGCTGGGATGCTACTTCGGGCCTAGTTGCTGGTGATACTACTGCTGTTGCCGCTACCGATAAGATCGGTTATAGCACCATCGTTAACCTGAAAGCCTACGCCAAAGATAACTACATCCGTGGTATTCGCGGTGCAGGTAACCAAGAAACGTTCCACATGTTCGTTACTCCACAGCAAATGGCTAGCCTGAAGTTAGATTCTGACTTCCTCGCTAACGTTCGCAACGCTGGCGTACGCGGTACTGGCAACAGCCTGTTCTCTGGTTCTGCTTCGTTGATGGTTGACGGCGTAATGATCCACGAGTTCCGTCATGTGTTTAACACTTCTGGCGCTACTACTGGCGCTTCAGCTAACGCTGGCGCTGCTGGCTACAAGTGGGGCGCAAACGCCGATGTTGTTGGCGGACGTGCTCTGTTCTGTGGTGCTCAGGCTCTGGCACTGGCTGACATCGGTCTGCCTGAAATGGTCGAAGATACTTTCGACTACGGTAACCAGTCTGGTATCTCTGTAGGCAAGATCTTCGGTATGCGCAAGCCCAAGTACAACAGTGATATCACTGGTGACGTACAGGACTTCGGCGTTATCTGTTTAGACACTGCACAGTAAGTAAAACGATCGCCTCTCCTCCTTTCGGGGGAGGGGCTTTTTATTTTTTATAGAGATTAATCATGAAGATCATTAGCGAAAAAGATTTACGCGTTACGAATAACCACGGGACCGCAGTAATTTTTTATGCGGGCGTCCCAAAAAATATTGCAGATGAGATTGGTATCGTCGCTATCCAGATGGGTGCGAAAGAGTACAACGCCAAGTTCGTCGAGGAAGAGGCTGCTGAAGAAGCAGTGTTTGAAGAAGTAACAGAAGCAGTTTGCGCCGCGCCAATAGCGGGTACGCAACTGGACGTAGTACTGGTCACCTGTCTGGAAAGAATTATGGACGAGGGAGACCCAAAGAAATTTAAAGCCGACGGCTATCCCAAAGCAGCTGTAGTGAACAAAGTGATGGGTAAGACGATTGACACTGATACCCGAGAGGCAGCGTGGGAATCAATACTTAACTCATAGGTAGAACATCATGTCCGTAACAGTACAAAGCGTAATAGATAGAGCTCAAACAGTCCTGCAAGACACGACCGGCGTTAGATGGCCAGTTGTGGCAGAACTAGTATTGTGGATCAACGATGCCCAGCGCGAGATCGCTCTGTTAAAGCCAGATGCTAGCTCTACTAACACGACTGTTACTCTCGCTACAGGTACGAAGCAGGATATCCCTTCTGGGGGTAATCGACTGCTTAAAGTCGTACGAAATATGTCTGCTGCGAGCAGCGGCACTGGAAAACGCTCCGTACGGTTAGTCGATCGAGAAGTACTTGATGCGCAGACCCCTGACTGGCACGACCCGAGTGTATCTGGCGATGCAGCGCATACTACTATTGTGAAGCACTACATCTACGATGAGAGCAACCCTCGTAACTTCTACGTGTACCCAGGCGTAGCCGGTGATGCATTCCTAGAAATTATATATAGCTCCAACCCCACGACTGTCGCACAAGCGGGCAACTTGTCTGTCCCCGATATCTTTGCGAACGCGGTTATGAACTATGTCCTGTACATGGCCTACATGAAAGACGCGGAATACGCAGGCAACGCACAGCGCGCTAGCAGTCACTTCCAGATCTTTACCGCCTCAGTCACAGGCAAAGGCCAGATCGACGCAGTGACCAACCCAAATATCGAAAGAAGACAACCAGCAGGAATATAACGTATGGCGATTTCCTACGAGACGCTACTACCTGAAATCTTGCCTATGGTGTCTGGATGTCCTGACTCCCTCGTACAGAATAGCGTTCGTGCATCAGTCATCGAGCTTTGTGAGCGCGCAGGCGTTTATCAAGCTGAGCTTGACCCGTTGACTACTGTCGCCAATATCTATGAGTACGATCTAGAAGCTCCTTCGGGGACGTCGGTACAGAAGATATTGTGGGTTACTCATGGGGGTAAGGATGTTGAGCCTATTACTACCACGTTACTGGAGCAGCGGTTGCCTAACTGGCGCGACGGCAGCGGCGTACCCCAATACTTCATTCAGCAGACATCTAGCTTATTTATCTTAGCGCCCATCCCAATGGTGACGAGCGTGAACAGTACTGTGATACGGGCCGTCCTTAGACCCACGCATACAAGTACTTCCTGCGCAAACGACGTTATGAACGACTACCGCGACACCATCGTGAACGGTGCTTTAAGCAGGATTCTTAGAATTCCAAACAAAGACTGGACAGACCTAATGGGCGCGCAAATATACGGCAGCCTATTTAACCAAGGTGTTGAATCCGCAGAGCGACGTGCTCGGCACGCAGACACTGGCGTACACAGGAACGTGAAATATGGCGGATCATCAGGCCCTTGGAGAACAAGACGCAGACGTTATGGTAACGGCGGTTGAACCAGTACTTGCCCACATACGTGAAGAATGGGATTGGGTTAAACACGGTATTGAAGAGATTTTAGCTGAGCAACCTCAGCTTACGTTCAGAGCAGAAGATGTATATGCAGCTTGCCTAAATGAAGAAGCTCACCTCTGGGTTGCACCGGAGGGATTTGTAATTAGTACCGCAGAGCGGGATGAGTTTACAGGGGCGAGAACGTTCTTTATCTGGTTGGCCTGGACAAAGGACCGCGGACAAAGTTGCGCGATTAAGTACATCTCTTTCTTTACTAGCGTAGCGAAAGAGAGCGGGTTTAATAACATAGAAACACGGACCCCAGTTACGGCACTAGAGAAATACTTTCTCGCAGATGGCTGGAAAAAAGAAACAGTGGTTTATACGAGAGAATTGTAATGGGTAGTAAACCTAAAAAGTCAGAATATCAACCCTCCGCAGCTGAGAAAGCGTCAGCCGCTGTCGCGATGGCGGAGAACAAATACTTCAAGCAGAAGTACGACCCCCTCCTGCAGAAGATGCGTGACGAATCCAAGACGGACGATACCTCTGACGTACTCAGAGGTCGTGCCAATGCTGACACTATGCAGACACTTGCAGGTAAAGCGAGCTATGACCGCGCGGCGACTGGAGCAAATGGTGGAGCGGAAGCCCAAGCCTACCAAGCCCAGTTGGGGCTAGCAGATAAAGCGGGGCTCAAAGTAAAAAATGATATGCAGATCGGCGTGCTAGGTACTGCGCGCGGTCAGGCTGCGGACGCAACAAAGGGCATGAGTGCAGCGGCAAACATGGGCGCGTCGCGAGTACTTACCCAGGCGAAAGCGAAGCAGACTGTTAGATCCGCAAAATTTGCCGCTGCAGCACAGATCGGAACCTCTCTGGTAATGCAGGGCGCTAAGAATATGCGGACCTCGGCTGGAGCGCAGAACCCAGACAAAACTCCCATTATGACTAAGGGCGCGGATGGAAAAGAAGGCCCGCAAAAAATTAACAAGGGCGGCTTCTTCAGCCCTGTCGACGGAAACGGTAATAAAGTATCGGGATTTAGCGGTCGTCTGGCCGCTAGTTCGTTCTTCGACTAACCTTTATTAAGGAGCGTTAAAAAATGTCACAGTATGCAATTGGACCGATGGGACGCGCGCTAGGTTTTAGCGGTGGAGATTACGTATCTAATCTACCTAGCGTTAGCAATCCTGACGCGGCGTATGCGTCTATTACACGCAATGACTACATCGATTATGTAAGCCAGTACCGCGGCTTCGAAGAGGATCTGCTCGATAGAGCGCAGAACGATACCTCTCTGATTGACGAGGCGCGGGTCAATGCTAAAGGCGCACAAGGGTTGATGTCAGGTATAGCAGATCGTAACGCTTCGCGATATGGAGTTGCCTTAACTCCAGCCCAGCGCCAAGAGCAATCTCGCGGGCTGGAGCGTGCAAACAATCTCGGCCAGGCCCAGTCTGTGAATGACGCGCGGTTAGCACAGAAAGATCTTAATCAAGCAGCTGTCGGCGACCTAATTAACATCGGGCAAGGGGTTAACCGCTCCTCCCTCGGGCAGATGCAGGGTGCCGCGCAGAGTGCGACGCAACGCAAAAACGCTTATGACTCAGCTAAGGCGGCCTCAAAAGCACAAACGTTCAGCGCAGTGGGCGGACTTGCCTCTGCTGCAATTCTTGCATTCGCATTTTAGGTAATTATTCATGAGCTTAGCACAAGGTATTTTAGCTGGCGTACAGGGCGCGCAAGCCTCGTTCCAGAACAAGGCCGATACTACTCGTAAGAACCAAGCGCTTCAGATACAGCGTGAGCAGCAGGATAACCAGAACACTGCAGCTAATCTAATTACAAGAAAAGATGACGCTAGACAGCTCGTGTCTCAGATTGATGGGCATCTTTCATCGGTCGGTGCTGAGCCAGCCTCTTGGAACAAAACAGATGGACTCCGACTCCTCCAAGATAGGCCCGAGTTAGCGTTACAAATGTTAAATGATGAGGGTACTGAGCGCTACAAAAGTTTCGAAGCCGAAAATGGAGACATGGTCGGCGCGGATATTGTCGAGGTTCGTAAAAATGAGGACGGCTCGTATACACCGTGGATGAAGCGCAGAGATACCGGTGCTGTTGTGCCTATGACCGAAGGTCGTACAGCAGACCCAAAAGATCCCGTACAAAAGATATCTCCGCAGCATCTTGAGAAAGTAATGAACGCCCGTTACCAAACGGCTGTCGGCGACGGGGGCTTAGAAAACACTAATTCTTATCTAGCTACTGCGGATTTGATAACAGCCAACATGGCTCAACGAGAGACAATAGACCTAGCGCTGGAAAAAATAGAAGGCCAAGACCAGCTGACGCAGTTTCGTGCCGCGGTTGAGGATATAGACATCGAAGAGGAAGGTGCTCTTGACGCACTGCTATCCATTTACACGAGCGTCGGCGGTGATCCTGACGACTTGAGAGCGCGCGGCCAAGCAAAAGCTGATGCTAGGTTTGCTGAGAATCAAGAAGAGCAGGGTGGAATAGCCCCAGGCTCCCTACAAGAGTTACTAGCGGACAAAGGGATAACCCGAGAAAAGTGGGAAAGCTACGATCCCGCTATGAAGAAGACTATTGCCAAAAGATTAGGCACGTCGCAGGACCTGCGTCAATTATGGGATAAGACAGGTGGGGCTGTAGGCGCAGAAGTAGGTGATCTGATGGCGCAACCAGGCAAAGCAATCGGCAGTGCTTGGGATTCTATTAAGACCAGCGCCCCAGGGCGCTTTGTAGGCTTATCTGACATTGGTGATATGCCTGCCGATAGCCCTGACTATAACGAGAGCAAGAATGAAAACAGAGCAGAAATTGCTGCGCAAGGACGTGCAATCTCTGTCGATAGAATCGAAGGTGCGTTCAACCCACAAGCCCAGAAAGGCACTGGCGTAACGCCAAAAGGCACGGGCCTCCCTGCCTCTAGTGGTCCTGCGATAACCGCACCTACTTTTGAGCTTTCTGCACAAGGCGTGAGAGACGCCATTATAAATAGTACGAGCGCGCCTACAGATGAGCAAAAAGCGCAGGTCGATGAGGTGCTTAAAGCTAACGGTATTGACACACAAGCGCAGCTAGAACAAGCGCTCAAAGACCAGAGGATAAATAGACAGGAAGGTCTAAAACTAGCGTGGGTCATGTCTGCAACTAACGACGGTAGTACTACGCAAAAAGCCGCTATGGCACAGGCGATGACTAACCTTGTAGAGCGAGGCGACCAAGACGTAGGTACTTTGCAGCAGGCGCAGCTAGATAGCGCCGAAGCTCAAGGGCGCGCCGCTACCAGAAATGCGCAGACTAATTTTGAAACCGCAGCTCGCCAGCTCCGCCAGTTTGATAACGGGCAAGCCAAAATACTTGCCAAGGAAGGCGAGGCGGCCTTACTCAAGATGCATGTAGAACTCGGGTTAATGGATTCAGACGGGAACCCCACTTCCAATGAGTTCGAGGCCGATTCAGACCAATCTTTGAAGATATCGCGCCGTATCCCTAGTTTTATTAAGCGAATCAAGCTGGCGCAGGGGCCGCAAGAACTCGCAGCGGGTATGACCTCATTGAACGGCATGGTGGGGCTTTATATGCAAGCGAAAGCGGCCTCAGACCCAAATGGTATTTTTTCAGGTGAGACATATAAAGACATTTTCCGAAAGGAGCCAAAAGGGTCTATAGACTTTGATGGCAGTAACATCAGAGTAGCGTCGCGTAATAAAGGGGGCAAGGTAATCGAAATAGCCTACGTCAGGGACGGAGTGCTAAGTGAAGCCGTTTCAGTGAAAGATTTGGTGGCAGATGAAGCTAATGTCGCAGCACTACTCATAGCGGCAGCCGAAGCTAATGCTAAAGCTGAAGCTAAAGCTCAAGCGAAATAAACATAAGGGAAGCGCGTGTCCACAAATCTTGGCGTGAGAAATAACAACTGGCTCAATATCCGCTACAACCCCTCTAATGATTGGGAAGGGCAGACGGGTAATGACGGCAACGACTATGCGCAATTCGAAGACCCGAAAGACGGACTTCGAGCAGCAGACATCGTCCTAAAAAACTATGGAGCAAAGCACGGCATCGACAATCTAAACGATGCTATATTCCGCTTCGCCCCACCGTCAGACAATAACCCGACTCCTGCATACGCAAAGTTCGTAGCGGATAAGATGGGAATCGGTGCTGACGACAAGATTGATTTAGCTGACCCCAATACGCGTGAAAAGATGATTTCTGCGATGGTGCAGTTTGAGTCCCCTCAAGCGGCCCAGTCTTACTCAGCGGATTTACTAACGAGCGCAAGGGGTGAGGACTACCGCAATACCGCGTCTGCATCCCCCGCGGGCCAAGATCCCGTGCAGAATTTTTTTAAGCGGGTTACCAGTGCAACACCTAGCGCAACTACCCCCACGCCATCTCAGCCAGCCGTAACAGCGTCAGGCGCAATGGCGACCGAGGTACTTTCGTTAGGGCGCGATTCAGCCCTGACGGGCGCAATGGTCTTAGATAACGCCACGTATAATGCGCCGGTCGCGAGCTCCGATCTGGTAGAAACTTTCAGGCGCGGTATGAACTCCGGCGCTGAATCATTAGGCGCAGACCTTAGTTATATGGCCGCGGGCATCGATGCGCTCCTAGGCGATAAGGAAGGCGTAGCTCAGTCTATTGAGAACGCACGCATCCAAGAAGAGTTTGCTTCTATCCCGTTGGAAGGGATGCAAACCTTCGGGGAGTTTGTAGACGAGCCGACAGTGGGCGGGTTCTTTGAGCAAGTTGCATCGGGGACAGGCCAGCTAGTACCTAGTGTAATTTCTACTATTTCTGGAGCAGGCGTCGGCAGTGTGGCCATGCTTCTTGGTAAGGAGACTTTAAAACAAAGTAGTCGCCAAGCCGCTAAAAACCTTATTAAAGATTCTTTGATTGCAGTCTCCAAAAAGCAGGCGACTCCTGATCAGACAGACATCGCCCAGGCTGCATTCGAAGCGACAAAAGAAGCACATGTATTAGCTAGAAACGGATACCTGAGAAAAAAGACCGCTAAGCAGGGCGGCCTTATAGGCGCGGGTTTGTCTGAGTACGCCCCGTTGTCAGGATCAAATGTTAGCGAAGCGCTAGAGTCAGGCCGCGAGCTTGACCGAGGGCAGGCCGTCCGTGCCGGTCTTGTAGCATTACCACAAGCAGCTGTGGGCCTCTTTGGTGAAGTAGGCTTGTTAAAGCTAATTTCAAAACAGGCAACAACAAAATCGGCAGGGCCAAACTCTGTCATGGGTAGACTAGCTGCTGCTGTTGGTGGAGGATACGTTAAAGGCGGCGCTTTAGAGGGCGCAGCCGAACTCGTGCAAGAAGAAATTTCCATTCGTAACCGTATGGATATGGACGATACCTTTACTAATGCTGACGCAAATCTCCGGCGCATGAATGCCGGTTTCGTTGGGTTCTTCGGAGGCGGTGCTGCAGGCGGCGTAGGTTCACTCGCTGTACAAGGAGCACAAGAAATTGCGGGTGCCCCGTTACTAGATACCGCAGCGGCAGTTGCCGAAAAAGCGTCTGATATGACGGACAGTATCAAAGAATTTATGACTCGCGCAAAAGCGCAAGACGATATAGCCGGTGCAGATGCGGGTCAAACTACTCAAGAGTCAGAGCGTGACATCAATGCACAAATCGGCGCAATGCTCGACCCTACTAGTACGAAAGAGGCAGTTTGGATAAGCGGGACTGAACCCGACCAAAAATACAGCAAACGCCCGAACAAAGTTAAGCAGATATTTATCAACGGGAAAGAGGTGTACGCCGCTTTTATACCTGGACGCGGGACGATTATTTCGCCAGATGCTGATGTCGTTGATAGTGTGGTTAAGGGGCAAGCGTCAGACGCCGTACTAGCCTCGGCCCTCGGTTATAGCGCCGTAAAGACCGGCACAGAAACCGGCGTATTCCGTGTATATGACAGAGATGGCGGGATCGTTTCAGAGCAAGTAGTTGATGTCGCACCTGAGTCAATGGCCTCTGCCCAGCAGGCAGCCGAAGGGCTCAAGCCTGATGGCGGGCGTGTAGAGTTTATGACGACTGAAGACGCTATTGCGGATAGAGCTCGACGCGCTGATCCCGATGTGCAGTTTATGGATGACGACGAGGATGCAGACGGTCTCGAGTCTGAGCAGACCTCTAACGAGACGCAAGGCGACCAAGAGTTTGAACCTGAAACTCGTACACATAGTTTCGTAAACAAAGGCGAGACCATCGAGTCATACCAAGCTGTCGAAGGCGACAATAACTTCGACGGCGTCGAGGAGGCTCGTACAGCATATACCGAGATGCTCGGTTATGACGTTGATTTCAGTACGCCATTCTATAAGCGCATGTCTAAAAGCATGCTTAATACCGCGGTAGCACTACAAAAAGCTAACACTGATGAAGTGGTGCAAGTCGCAGTCAACAGCGACGGCTCATACCGCATTGACATTGAGACTACTCCGGATACGCAGAAGATAAGAAGCCGTGACGGAAAAGGCGTGGAAGAAGAGCTCTCCATGTCAGAGTTTTTACGAAGGTCAATAAACAAAGCCGCTGGAAGCATCCAGAAGTTTCGCACCGTAAATATCAAAGCGCCTGGTTCAGACACAAGCACGTCTGTTAACCCTGTGGATTTAATGAACGCTGGACGGCGGATAGAAGAATCGGTATCGGGTAGTTTTACGGGTGATGGTGCAACACAGTCATCACGAAAAGGGCTGCTGGCTATACTAGGTGAGCTACAGATGCGCGGGTACGAAGTTGACATCCAAGGCGTACCTATTGACGTAATTATGGCTAACCTAGCCGACCCTACTAAAGACTTAGACCCTAGGATAGCTAAACTCAGTGCTGGTTTTAGTGACGCGGGTAAGCCCATCACACTAGGCTCGCTACTCAAGCCTTATGTCCCAGGCGCGCCACGCGACGACACTAGTTCTATTTTAGATACTCTTAAAACCCTACCCACTACGACAATAGTAGAGATTCGCAAGCTCCTAATCGATGCGGGAATTCCTGGAATTAAAGGGGACAACAGACCAGTCAGATCGAAACGCGCAGCACAGGTGGCGTCCGATCTCCTTAGAGATATAAATAGTCTTTTGTCGAAAGAAGGCGGACTCGAAAAACTACATGCAGCGTTGACGCCAGCGCTAAGGCGCAAAATAGGGTTCGCTGACACCTTGCGTCGCGAAGGTGTTATGTCTGATGAAGACGCTCGCGAAGCGGCGCAAGATGCAGACCCTATCGAGCCTTTCGATATGGCCGAAAATAATGCCCGCACACCCGACGGTATACCGCTTACTACGATGAACATCGAAGATGAGCGTAACGTAAACACTACGCAGAATCGACCTAAAGGCAGTGCCCCCGTCACCGGTCCTGCGACAGCTCCTAAGCCTCCACTAAACCTAAAATCAGGCGTATCGTTCGCCTTTGGTGAGGTCAATGAGTTAGTAGCGTCGTTAACACGTCGTTTATCTCGCCGCCTGAAACTAAAAAACCCTATAGCGATAATAGGTTTAAAGAAATTTAACGACGCCACGCGCACTCAACTAGCCAGCTACATCACTGCCAAAGGCAAAAAGTCTGCGAAAGGCAAGATCGCGATGCGAAAGCTAATGGGCGCTACTAATTTAAAACCTTTAGATTTAAGCGACAAGGCGGCTGTAGGTAAGTTTATACAGCAGCTGCAAAAAGACGGCTTACTCAATAAGACTATGAGCATCGAAGTAGGCAAGGTGGCTGACTCCACGCTTGTTGGTCAGAGTATTGTCCAGCGCGCGGCCTTCGAAGCCCTGCAACCTATGACTAGCTCTACGCTGGTCGCCAAGGAACTTGCGGAATACTTAGTTGATAGCTTTGGTAGACAGAGCCGGAAAGGGTTCCATAAGAAATATGACGGCGCGACAGTCATTATGCTTAATGATTTAGACAACACTAACGAGGCAGCAATCGCTATAACAGCGGCTCATGAGATGGGGCATGCGCTGTTTAACGAAGAGATCAACGGCGTAATAGCTAACAAGCAGCTGTTCGGTCGACTAGTGCGACGCTTCGAACAAGATAGGCAGGCAGCGCGCGACGCTGATAAGCCAATACCGCAATGGGAAACTGTTGGGTTCGAAGAGTGGTATGCCGACCAAGTCGCTGCATGGGCTAAGAAAGATATGCTGGCCGACAAGCGTACCGCGAACGATGCTGTGGATAGCCACTTCAAACGTGTTGCCCGCCGGTTCAAGCAGCTGTGGCAGGAAGTGAAATCGCATAATATCTTTAGGCGTACAGATAAAGTCGCGCCGGAATTCGACAAGTACATGACCGCCGTGACGAAAGCGCGGAGAGCGAACCGCGAAGTAATAACGTCGCCCGTGCGTAACGAGGCGGGTGAGATCGTTGCGTATGCCGCGGCACTTCGGTCTGCACAGCCTACTGCCCCTACACAAGAAGCAGCTGGCGTTGAAAGCCCAACAGAACAGGCCCCATTAGATTTACAGCCACAAGAAGGGGGTGGTTCGGGCAACGACGGTGGTTATGACGGCCCACCGCCGGAGCTACCGATACCTGATGAACCTTCTTGGGAACAAAAGGCGCTTGTTATAGCCCTTAAGAATCAGATTAATATCCAGTCTGGCGCTCAGGCGAGAGCTGAAGGCTGGCGAAGAAAGTTCGAAAAGTGGCAGAAAGCCTTCTTAGAGAACAACCCTCACGCGACTGCGATTCTAGGGATTGTCCGCACAGCAGATGGCATGTTGCGGATGGCTGCTGGCGACACGTTCGCTGACATGTTTTATGTAAGATCGAACACTAGATCAGGTCTCGGTTTTGTACAGGCTAGACAGTTAGCGCGAGATAAGTGGCGCGCAGGATTATTTGATGCGGTAGGGACTGATTGGACTACCGAAGAAGTGCAACGCGCCTTGAAAGAAGCGCAAGGTAGAACGCCGACTGCAAAACTCAAGGAGCCTAAAGCAAAGGCTATTCGTGAGTATCTCGAGAAGATGCACCGTGAGTATGTAGAGCCATCCAACTCGGACATCGGTTTCCGCCAGGATTACTTTCCTGTCCTACTCAGCTTGCCCGAGATAGCGAACGACCCAAAAGCATTCGTTGATTTGGTGCTGAAGTGGGATCCAAAAGCGGACCGTAAGAGCGTTGAGAAAACCGTCGCGCGGTTGGGTCAGTACCAGAGAATTATTGACTCAGATACTGACGTACCTAGTGACCTAGATGCCATAAACCCCGCAGCGGCAGTTGAGGCTAAAATACAGCTAACTAAAAACATTCCGCCCGATGTGTTGGCTACGTTTGGTTTTGTACAAGAGCCTGAAGTCGCCTTGATGAGCTACGTCGACAACATCACAAAACGTGTCGAATGGAACCGCGCTACCAAAGACGCGTCGGGTAAAGATAAGCTCGGGCCTATGTTAAAGGGCATGACTAAGGCGCAGCGCGCAAACGTTGAGTCTGTACTTAACGCCTACGTAGGTAACGTAACGCACCTGTCCCCGTTCTGGCGCAAGACGAACAGTTACCTCGCTACCCTGAACCTAGTCACTTTGCTTCCTTTCGCTACGCTAGCGTCGGTCCCCGATTTTGCGGGAGCGATTGTTCAGACTAGAGAGTTCAACGGTTTTGGTATGGCGCTCAAGCAGATCATGAGCACTATAAAAGACAAAGAAGCGGCGAAGCGTTTGGCTAATGATATTGGTGTAGTCATGCCAGAAGCCGCGGCAAATGCGTGGATGTCTCAGGCAGATAGCGACATGCTCGACCCTACTGCAAGAATGGCAACCGATAAGTTCTTTAAGTGGACTGGCCTTAGCGGGTTAACAAACCTGTCTCGCGAGTTCGCATCAGGTATGGGTAAACGCTTCTTGATTGAGCACGCTAACAACCCGTCCGATCGCTCGGAGCGTTATCTTTCTCAGCTCGGCGTAACCTATGATCAGGTGCGCCGCTGGGAGGAAAATGATTTTTCGTTCGATGGCGAAGACGGCCAGGCAGTTAAAGCTGCATTGCAGCGCTTTGTAGAGAGCTCGGTCCTGCGTCCTAATGCCGCAGAGAGACCCATCTGGGCATCAGATCCTCGTTTTGCTTTGATCTGGCAGATGAAGTCTTTCATATACGCTTTCAACAAAGTAATCCTTGAGGGCCTGGAGCGCGAAGGCTATATGCGTTTCTTAGAAGGGAAGGGTGGCGCGAAAGGGCTAGTACCAGCACTTGCTCCGCTCATGTTAATAACACTCGCCTCTTTTATGCCATTGGCTGCATTAGGGCTGGAGCTGCGCGAGTACGCAAAGGTCGGACTGTCTTACGCAATTCCTGGTATTGATGGAAGCCTTAAATACCTCAGAACCGACCAGATGGATTACGGCACATACTTCACCGAGCTGTTTGGACGTGCAGGATTAGACGGGCCTCTCGGTCTTATTACTATGGCTCAACGCTCTGGTGATTGGGGTGGCTCATCCTTAGCCACGCTACTTGGTCCAACGGCTGAGCTGGCCGATAAGATAATTCAAGATGGTCCATTCGATGGCGCATACACGCGTATGAACTCACCGCAAGAAGCGGCTGGGACACTCCTAGGAATTGGCGCAATCGCGAGAACTTTACTATGAGTATTTTCACAGCGTTACTCGGTCCCGTTGCCGAGTTAGGTAAGGCTTACTTAGGCAACAAAGCCGAAGAAAAGCAGGCTATCCACCAGCGTAAGATCACAGCGATAAATAACGATGCTGACTGGGAAGGCAAGATGGCCGACGCCTCGGCGAATTCGTGGAAAGATGAGTATCTGGTAATTCTGCTCACATCACCTGTGGTTGCGATTATGTATGGCGCGATGACGGGCGACGTAGAGATTATAGAGCGTGTCCAATTCGGCCTCGCAACTCTTGAGCTTCTTCCTGACTGGCTTTCGTACTTGCTGTACGTGGCGGTGACGGCGTCCTTCGGCGTGAAAGGCGCGGACAAGATAATGAAGATGCGGGGTAAGTCGTGAACGACCAAGAGTCTAGCCGTCGTTTTGATAGGATCGAAACGAAGATCGACAAACTTACTGACATTCTCGCAAGCGTGGCGCGAGTGGAGGAGAAGTTAGTCGGTGCGGATGCGCGTATAAAGCGCCATGAATTTCGCCTCGATGAGAGCGAAAGGAAGGTAGATGATCTAACCGAAGCAGTCGCCTCGAACTCACAGGTTGCTAAAGTCGGCCAAGGGTTAGTGACCTCTATATGGGCCGCGTTTATAGGCTTTATTGTTTACATGTTTAGGGATTGAAAATGTTTAAGTACTTCAAGATAGAAGACTTTGATTGCCAAGAGACTGGCAATAACGAGATGGACCACCAGTTTATAAAGGCTTTAGACCAACTTAGGGCCGCTTGTGGATTCCCGTTTATTGTGACTAGTGGCTACCGGTGCCCGCGTGGCCACAGCATCGAAAAAGCTAAGTCTACGCCAGGTACACACGCAAGTGGTATTGCCGCGGACATAGCTGTGCGGGGTGGCGCTCAACGAAGAGCTGTTGTAAATCATGCTCTTGCTATGGGCATGTCAGTGGGTGTGGCGAAGACCTTCGTCCATATCGACATTAGAAAGACGACACCTGTTCTTTGGTGCTATTAACTACTGGCTTTATATTAGTTGAACTAATATAATTAACCGATATACAGGTACATATTATGGCTTATTCTGACACTTTAAATCTTGTAACTGGCGATACTCTTCCAGAGCTGACCTTTTCTTTAAAGGACAGTAACACGGCTGCGGCAGGTAGAAACCTAGACGAGAACGACAGCACTACCTGGGCACCGATCGACGTAACGGGGTCGACTGTTAAACTGCGCCTGCGAGAGTTGGGCAGTACCGCGGTTAAGTCCACGCTAACTTGCACGGTCACAGACGGTGCAGGGGGTAAAGTCGCTACCGACTTCCCCGAAGGAACCCTAGACACCGCTGGCACATTTGAAGGCGAGCTCGAGCTGACTTTCTCTAACGGCGGGAAGCAGACTGTTAACGACTTAATTAAATTCAAAGTCAGAAGTGACTTTGATTAATGAGCTACCGAGTAGTCGTCGATAGTCCCCAACGAATACGCGCTCTAGCTAGCAGCGCAAAAATTTCGGTCGTCGACGCGAAACTCGAAAAGACCCAAGCCGTAATCACCCGTACCTCTTATTCTGCCTCCGCATCTGCGCAGATCTTAAATGCTTTTGCGGACTATGCAAAACTTACTACTCAGACCCAGTACCGAACCCTAACCGCTATAGATGTAGCGTTAGATCCATACTCTCTTAATAAATACTTTCGGCTGGAAGAGTTTAGTGTTTCTGACTTAGTGTCAGTCAACACGGGTAAAGCCCCCAATGAAGTGCTGGGGGCGAGCGATCAGGTTGAAAATTTCCGCCTGGGTAAAGGGATTGGGGACGAGATGGGCATTGGTGATTTTACTCATATATTGCTTGAAATACAGCGTGCTTTTTCGGACACCCTATCTTATAGCGACACCCATGCACTCGGCCTTGGCCTAAAAAAATCAGATTCTATTGGTGCATACGACGCTGCTCAGCGGAATCTTGGGAAAGGGTTAGCTGACTCTTTTGCGATTGCTGAAGCTACAGCGTTTTCTCTTACTTCTCTGCTTTCAGACGGCACTAGCCTTTCTGAGCAGTTCAACAGAACTGTATCGTTTATCCGAGGCTTTACAGAAACTGCGGGTATTTCAGAGGTAACTGCAACTTCAGTAAGCAAAGCTCTACAAGACGGAGCGTCTGTAGCAGATTTATTTGCACGCACTGTTTCCTACGATAGGGGGTTCATAGAATCTTTCGGGACCGCGGACACTGAGTCGCTACTCGTAGATAAGGGTGTGGCAGACACAGCTGCGTTATCAGAAGAGCTAAGTCGAACTGTAAGTTTTCAGCGCTCGTTTAGCGACGCGTTTGTATTGGATGATTTTACTGATGTCGATGCGATTCGTAGGTCGGCTTCTGCAGTAAAGAACAACGTGTTTGGTTTCACTGATACGCAAACCTTCGGTACAGAGAAAACCCTTCAAGATACGGCGGCATTCTCAGATCTGGCCGCGTTAGCTACAGGGCGACCTGCATCGGATGCATTTAGCGTAGGCGATATCTTTCATAAGGTTACTACATTTAGCCGTCCGTTTTCCGATACCACCTCACTATCTGAGAGCAGCTCGTCTTCAATTAGCAAAGTGCTATCTGACCCCGCATCGGTATCAGATATATTCCAAAAGGATGTTGCTTTTACCCGAACGTTCTCTGACGCAGTTAGCTTCGCCGAACAATCCGTCGCCGCCTTTAGCAAAGGGCTCGCCGACACTGCGTCACTAACTGAATCAATAGAAATTACTACGGCGTCTCTGGCGTCGTCTGTATTAAATGCCGGTGCGCTAAATAGTTCACCGCTAAATAACTAGGAGAAATCCAATGCTACATGATGATTTTAAAATTACCGGACACCTGACTATTGCCATTAACGAAACTGTTGTGCAGGAAGTACCTAACCTGGTGGTTACCGACGGTAAAGAATACGTTGCTAGTCGAATGAAAGACGCGTCTACCTCTGCTATGTCGCATATGGCGATCGGTACAGGTTCCACTGCGGCAGCTGCTGGTAATGCGGCACTTGGCTCGGAAGTTGACCGTAATTCACTGACGTCGACCGGAGTGTCAAACGCCACTGTTACTTACATCGCTACGTTTGGCGCTGGCGAGGGCACTGGTGCGCTTACAGAGGCCGGCTTGTTTAACGCCAACTCTAGCGGCACCATGTTGTGCCGTACGGTATTCGCGGTGGTGAATAAAGGGTCGTCAGACTCGATGACGATTACCTGGAGTGTGACCGTTAGTTAATCTGATTGGCACTTTGAGGTATTAAGCATGGCAGTAGTTTTTTCGAACAACGCCGTAACGGCGTTGGCATCTAACATAACATCATCTGTAACGAGCATTACTGTCCAAGACGGTTCTGTATTCCCGACCCTAAATGGATCGGACTATACATACATAACTTTTGAAGACCTTGTAGGTAATAAGGAGATCGTGAAGCTTACTGCGCGGTCAGGTAATACGCTGACCGTAGTTCGTGCTCAGGACGGAACGTCCGCGCGCGCGTTTAGTAATGCTTCGAAGTGTGAACTGCGATTAACTGCTGCCGGTTTAAATGAGGTTGCGAATCAGGCTGATACAGATACCAACACTACCTACTCTGTACAAGATGGCGAGCTTTCGGAAAACAACTTTACGGACGCTGATCATTCCAAGCTGGATGGTATTGCAACTAACGCAAATAATTATTCCCACCCATCAGCTCACTCCATTAGTTTTATCACTGGACTACAGACTGCGCTAGATGGAAAGGTAGATGATTCTCAAGTTCTAACGAACGTGCCATCGGGTGCTGTGTTTACAGATACAAACACGGTTTATACACACCCATCAGCTCACTCCATTAGTTTTATCACTGGGCTACAAACTGCGTTAGATGGAAAAGTAGATGATTCTCAAGTTTTAACGAACGTCCCGTCAGGCGCTGTGTTTACCGACACGGTTTATACGCTACCTTCTGGCTACGCCACTGAGTCTTACGTTGGCACACAGATTAGCAACCTTGTCGATTCATCTCCTGCCGCCCTTAACACGCTGAACGAATTAGCATCTGCATTAGGTGATGACGCTAACTTTTCAACGACCGTAACAAACAGCATTGCAACTAAGTTGCCTTTGACTGGCGGTTCATTGACTGGCGCGCTTACTATAGCAGATAGTGCTGGAGCTTCTATTCCTTTGCTTATTGGCTCAACCAGTTCAATACAGCATACTATGCAACAATGGAGAACTAGCTCACATAGTAGTAATTCTGATGCAGCATACATAATCGCTTATGGAGGTAGTAGCTCAAGTAACGCAGGTAACTTTGCAGTCAAGAACGTAGCATCTGGCGGCGAAATATTCTTTGAGTTAAACAATAGTGTAGAGCCTTTAAGACTGACAAGTACGGGTGCAACCTTTGCAGGAAACATCGCAGTCTCAGGTACTGTTGATGGTATTGATATTGCAGCAAGAGATTCTGTCTTAGACACAGCTTACGGCTGGGGTAACCATGCTACTGCTGGGTATTACGCTGCAAGTAACCCTAATGGCTACACTAACGACCAAACAGCCGCAGAAATACTGACAGCTATTAAGACTGTAGATGGCTCAGGTTCAGGCTTAGATGCTGATACTGTTGATGGATACCATGCATACGAATCAAGAATATTAGATACACGAGATAGTGGCGATGTAACGCCTAACGACTTTGGCGACGCAAGAGTTTCGTTCAGCTTTACTAACGACATAGCAGGAGCAACGCACACTTGGGATAGTGTTATAACTGTTAAAGGTTGGAGTGATGGTTACAGAGCATGGCAGATAACATCTAACGCAAGTAATGATGATACAGATCAAAACTTATATTTTAGATCAGGAAGAGGCACTAGCTGGGGCAGTTTGCGAACCGTATGGGATAGCGGCAACGACGGCACAGGCTCTGGATTAGACGCTGATCTCTTGGATGGTCAGCATGGCTCTTATTACGCCACAGCAGCGCAAGGAACTCTAGCAACTAATGCACTGCCTAAAGCCGGTGGTGCTATGACTGGCGCATTGCTCATTGATACAGACAATGTCGCTAATGGGGCGCTAAGGATCAACGCAGATCAAACCAACCCCGACAACGACTTTTATTTTGCTCAAGAGATCAATTCTAATCTATCTGGCACGACCGCTACAACTGGTGATCGTGAGCAGGGCGGGATTTGGGTGGATATTAACTCCATGACGACTGGGGGAGATATAAACAACGAGCATAGGGTTTATGGTGCTTTTATAGATGTGGATTCTACCGGAGACTCAGACCTTGTTTATGGTATCTCGGCAGATGCCACTGTAACCCCTACAACAGGTCAGACAACCTCTGTTTACGGTGGCTCTTTTAGAGCAGAAGACAACGGCGGTGCTGGTGCAGTTAATAATGTAACTGGCGTTCAAGGGGTAGCTGTTAGTGATAATAGCAGCTCTGACTCTAACAACATTTACGGCGGGTATTTTAAGGCATCTACTACATCAGACAGTGCAGTGGTTGGCTCTGCAATCGGCACTTACTCTGAAATTGAAGTAAATGGCTCTACTGATCTTTTGGGTTCTAGCATGGTTTACCGCGCTGAGTACGACAACAACACAAACGTGGCGCAAACCAACAATACTTATTTGTTTTACGGAAACTACGCAGGCACCCTCCCAACGACTCCCTACGGTGTATATATTGCAGACGCAGTGGATAACTATTTCGCAGGTAAGGTTCGCTCCAATGTGGGCTTTGATATTAGTGGCACCACAGTAATAGACTCTAGCCGCAACCTAACCAACATAGGCACCCTTAACGGCGGTACTGCGTGGCGGTCTAATAACGATGGCTCAGGCTCTGGATTAGACGCTGATCTCTTGGATGGTCAGCATGGCTCTTACTATTACCCAGCAAGTAACCCTAACAGCTACAATAATTATTCTCTGCCACTTGCAACGAATACAGTTCGTGGCGGGGTAGAACTATTTAGCAATACAGATCAATCTGTAGCGGCTAATGCAGTAACGACTACTACAGGTCGCACTTACGGAATACAGCTTAACTCTGCTAATCAGGCTGTTGTAAATGTTCCTTGGTCTGATACAAACACTGTCTACACTTTGCCTTTGTCATCCTCTTCAACTCGCGGTGGCGTTAAGATCGGTTACTCTGAGAACGGCAAGAATTACCCAGTAGAGCTTTCGTCAGAGAAGATGTTTGTCAATGTGCCTTGGGCTAACACTACTTACTCAGTAGGTGATGGCGGTCTAACGCAAAAGAACTTCACGACAACTTTAAAAACAAAGTTAGATGGCATTGAAGCCTCCGCAAACGTTACAGACACAGCTAACGTAACAGCCGCTGGCGCACTAATGGACAGTGAAGTTACAAACCTTTCACAGGTTAAAGCTTTTGCTTCTTCTGATTATGCTACGGCTGCACAAGGCACTTTAGCTGCTGCGGCACTTCCAAAGTCTGGTGGTGCTATGACCGGAGCTATCACAACCAACAGTACCTTTGATGGCGTAGATATTGCTACACGAGATGGCGTTTTAAGCAGCACTACAACTACCGCTAACGCCGCTTTGCCAAAAGCCGGTGGAACCATGTCGGGTGCAATAGCGATGGGAACGTCTAAGATTACAGGCGCTGGCGACCCTACTGCTGCACAGGACGTAGCAACTAAAGCTTATGTTGATGCTAACGCTGGTGGTGGTGACATTACTGCTGTAACTGCTGGTTCAGGTCTAACTGGTGGTGGTACTTCTGGCGCTGTAACTCTCAACGTAATTGGCGGTGATGGTATTACTGCTAACGCAAATGATATATCTCTAGATAACACTGTTATAAGAAATACAGGCGCTCAAACAAAAAGCGGCCAGATGAACTTTAGCGATGTTGTTCGCGTTAACAACACTAACGCAGTTTTAAGACTGACGGCAGGAACAAGTAGCCCTGCAACAATACAGTTTGGCGATTCTGGTGATTTTGATATAGGTAAGATTTCTTACTTCAACGCTAACAACTCAATGGCCTTTACTACCAACACTGGCGAAAGAGCTAGAATTACTTCAACAGGTGACTTCCTTGTAGGGAAAACGGCTCAGAACGCTACCACTGTAGGATGTGAGCTTGATGCTAGCGGTTTAATATACGCTACAGCTAACCTTACTGGGTATCAAGGCATCAATGTAAGGAATAACTTTTCAACAGATTCACTAGTAGGCTTAAAGGCATTTAACGGTGTAGCACAAATAACCGCTACTTCCGCTACTGGTGGTGGACATAGTATTGCTATGGATGGTGGATTAAGTGGAGAGTATGCAAGATTCACTAGTGCAAAAAGATTAGGCATAGGCATTACCGCACCGACTCAGGCACTTCATGTTGTCGGTAACATAGTGGCTACAGGTAACATTACTGCTTACTTCTCTGATGAACGCCTTAAAGACTTCAAGGGAACCATCCCTAACGCGTTAGACAAGGTAGCCCAGCTTAACGGTTACTACTACACTCCTAACGAAACTGCTCAATCTCTTGGTGTAGACAACAATGGCGTAGAGGTAGGTGTTTCTGCTCAAGAAGTAGAAGCTGTATTGCCTGAGATTGTCACTGACTCTGTGGTAGGTAAAGATTACAAAACAGTGATGTACGAAAAACTAACTCCTCTTCTTATCGAAGCTGTAAAAGAGCTGACTCAGAAAGTAGCGGAACTTGAATCAAGATTAGATAAGGTGGAGAAATAACATGGCTATACGTTGGAACATTTTGGCGTTAGACGCTAACGTAGAAACAGGTGCAATTAATACTGCACACTGGGAAGCTTCTGATTACGAAGTGGTTGATGGCGTAACCCATAGAGGCCGTAGATATGGCACTGTTGGTCTTGAAGCTAACGTGGATGCTGAAGGCTTTATTCCTTGGGCTGACGTTACTAAAGAAAACGCTATGGCATGGACGAAGGCTGCTTTGGGCGAAGAGGAAGTTGCCTCT